GCTTCGGGTTGGGGTTGGGGTTCAGGCTGGGCCGTGGCCGTCGCCGCTTCGACCGTGATCGAGTCGACGATCGATCCGTTCATCGACACTTTGACCGTGCCGAGCTTGATCGTCTTCCCGACCCAGCTGTCAGTTTCATTCCCGAACGCGGCCCCGAGCGCGAGGGCGCGGGTTTTGTTCAGGACGAGGGCGGAGTCTTTGCCGACGAACCGGACGACGGGCTTCTCGCCTTCGCCGTCGAAGGTCGCCATCTCGACCCGCTCAATCGCGACCTGTGGGGATTTGCCTTGGAGATCGGCGGCCTTTAGGTAGGCCGACGGAAAGGCTGTTTCGATGTTCATTGTCTTATTGTTCTTTCTGGGGTTGTAGACGCGATGAAATCCTCGAGGGATTTGATCGGAATCCGTGTGGTGTTTGGAGAGATCCGCAGCTTCACGATCTGGCCGCCCCTAACGAGGCGATTGATCGTCGTGACCGAGACCTCGAGAAGATTGGCGGCGGTCTTCACCGTGACCGCCAAGCGAGGGGTCGAAAATTGTTGCTCGTCGTGATTCATCGGACGGCGGCGATGTTAGCTACTGAACCGCGCTGATTCAACGCGGACTTGCCGCCAGTCCGTTCACGGGTTATCCCCCGCCGTGAATCTTTACGCCACGCGCCGGACTTCTTTCCGAATCCCCTTTAGGCGTCGGCTCGTGTCGTAGGTCGGCAGGGTGTTCTTCTTCATATAGCGGCGGGCCGTCAGGAGATCGTTCCACCCGCCCGCTTCCATTATCGTCAGGGCGTCGGGCGTGTTGCCGTTTGCGTCTTCAGTGCTGGCGAGATCGCTCGCCCAGATCGCCCGCAGCTCGTGGCAGCATTGCGCGCGCTTCCAGCCGCAGTCGCGCATCAGAACGGCAACCTCGCGCGCCATCAGGCGGCCTCGGTAGTAGTCGCCGCCGGAGATGACAAAGCGCGGGTCGGCCTTCATCTCGAAGAGTTCGTCGATCACATCCGGCGGCATCGGAATCGTCCGATCCTGTTTCGCCTTCGTGCCGTCGAACGTGTCGGTCGTCGTGATCGCGCAATACCACTTGCCCGAGATCTTCTTCAGCCAATCCCAGCGGAACGCGGCGATCTCGCCGATCCTCATCCCCGTCGAGATCGCGATGATGATCGCAAGATAGACGCGGGCGCCCTTCAGCTTTCGGTCGTTGTTGTCGATGCAATAGCCGAGGTCGACCTCGTTCGCCTTCAGGGCCGGAAGCATTCCGAGGATCGAACTGATCTCGTCGTCGTCCGGCGGAAGATAGACGGGCGACCGCTCGTTCGCTTTGACGCCGACGGCCTCGAGGAACGATGCCAGATCGGGCAGCGATGTCTTCTGGTAGATGCCCCGCTTCGGGTGCATTCGCTCCGTGGCGAAAACCGTGCGCGCCCAGATCAGATATGAATTGATCCGACGCCAAACGAGTTCTTTGTCTTTCCCCTTCAGTTCGCCCGCGACGGGCATCTCGTCGGGCAGTCGTCGGTTGTAAGAATAGATCGCGGGCAGCCAAGTCTTTCGCGCGTTGGCTTTGAATCGCTCGACGAGGTCTTCGTTCAGGATGCCCGTCGAAAGGCGATTGATCGCGTCGTCGCTCATCTTCGGCTTGTTGAGGGCCGTCCGGATCAGTCGCCGAAGCGCAGACAGATTCTCGCCGCGCTGTCTTGGCTTCATTTCGAAATTTTCCGCCGCCCGGTAGACTTCGGCGACCTCGCCGATCGTCGCGTAGCCTTGCCGCTGACTCGTCGATTTGACGGCGTCGAATCGGCCCGCCTTTATGTTGGCGACGAGAGCGTTCGCGGTGATCGTCGCCGCGTCTTTGTTCGTCCCGAGGACGCGATAGATGCGATGACGGACGCCCTGCCGTTTGACGACCGTGTCGACGATCCATTTGTCGCCCTTTTTGTAGAATGATTTTTTCGTGAATGGCATTGTCTTTGCTTTCTGGGTTCGGGGTTAAGAGTGGCGCGCTGTCTTTTGGGTTTTCAACTCTGAACTGTTTCGGCGTTGTTCACAAAATCGGAAGCCCGAGCGGCAAGGGGTCACAGTTGCGTCACAGTTGAGAAGAAAAACACGACGCCCTCGACCGCCGTTTCGATCCGTAAAAACAGGGGCGACGGGGTCGGTACGCCCTGAGGGAATCGAACCCCCAACCTCCTGATCCGTAATCAGGTGCGGGGGCTTTCGTGTGGGTTGGCTTTTCATCTCGTGATTTTGCGGCTCATCTCCAAAAACGCGGGGCGAATGTCGTCGATCATTCGGGCGTTGTCGAGTCAGGACTGTTCAGGATTGTTCAGGGGATCGGGGCTAGGCGTCACAGTTGCGTCACAGTTCGCCGCGCGTTTCTTCTCGCGCACGGCGGCGCGTCGCTTCATCTCTTTCGATCGCTGGGCGGGGGTCATATTCGTCCACGCGGCGCGGCCCGCTTCGGCCTGATTGCTGGCCGCCTTGCCGCCTTTGCGACCGATCTCGGCCATATACTTTCGGACTTCTTCGTTCATCGTTTCGTTCATCGTTTCATTTTGGTGACTTTGTACAGGTCAACTTTTTTGCCCCCGTTGTACCCGTGGAGTTCGGGCGAATTATACGCCCCACAGAGTTTACATCTCGTCCGCCTTTGCTGGTAGCCGAGCACCTTCAATGCTTGCTTGATTGTCACCGGCCCCACGTTCCGATAACGGGTGAGTTCACCATTCCTGCACGCATCGAGAAATCCGTCGTGACTCTGGTGGGCAGGGTCATCGTTTTGACACAACATCCAGAACAGCTCGAGACCCCTGTTATTGAAACCCGCCCGAACCCACCAATGGGCCTTCGTGAATTGTTCCACAGTCACACCGGAGTCTCGGGCGAACCACCACACACGCCGCTGCGCGCGGGTGGTGTGACCGTCCAGTTCTGCCACCATCCGCTCGCACTCGGCGCGATCTTCCTCTGGGGTTAAATCTTCCCTCGGTTGTGGGCGTACGTTTTTTCGTTGAGTCATCGTTTCGGTGTGTAGTTCGTCGATCTTCATCGGTCAATTCTAGGTTGTTCAGATCGCGCCGAGGCGGCGGAGCTGGCGGGCCTTCTTCTTCTCTGCTGCGGCCTTGGCGGCCTTGGCTCGGGCGGCTTGCCAGATCACGGACTCGATCGGGATGTCGAGGGTGTAGCGGCAGCCCTTCGGGCGAATCCGGATAATGTCATTCGGCAGGAGCGACACGATCGCCGGACGCCCGTCGAGTTGGGCGTCGCGGCATTCGCGCGTCACGGGTTTGTTCAGTTTTGTCATTTTAGTTTTTGGGGGTTTGGGGTTTAGGATTTGGCGACGCGATCGGCCCATTCTGAAATGGAGAGCTGCCGACCGTTGATCTTTTTCACGAAGAGACGCGCGCCCTCGGCGAAAGAATCTTTCCGCCACTGGCCTTTGTTAGCGCGTCCGCCTTTGTTCAGCTTGCGACCGCCGTCGACGAAGGCTTGATGCTTCACTTTGCTCGCTTCTTCGAAGCGGGCTTCGACCTTCTTCGCGATCTCGAACTCGGCGTCGCATTTCGTCAGGTTCTCGATCTCGCCTTCGGACATAAAGGGACAGAAGACGCAAGAGCTTTTGACGACCTCGTGCGGCCAACACGCGGCGATGATCGCTGCGGCTTTCGCGCGGGTGATCTCGAGAGTGACGAGGGGAAAGATCGAATCGGTTTTGCCTTTTTGTTTGAAGCGCGTCACTCGATGACCTTCATCGAACTCGATGCCGATCGACCAGCGAACCGACTCCGACGATCCGAACTCGTCAGCGGCCCACGCGGCCATCACGTCGCCTTTGAATTTGACGGAACAAACGTGCGGGCCGCCCGCCATCACGGGAACGATCCCGAGGCGCGTCACCCACTCGGTGATCGTCTCGCCCTCTTTGCGGACGACCTCGAAGTGAAGGCCCGCTTCTTTGCAAAGCTCGCGGGCGGTCTCGATGTTTTCGTAGGTCTTGGCAAATTCCGCGCCAGTATCGGAGAAGACGACGGCGTCGAAATTCGGAAGGGCTTCGTCGAGATCGTCACGGGTGATCCCGAGGATGTTCGCGGCCTCGTTCCGGTTGAGGTGCATCGCGAGAAGGCAGGTTGAATCGACGCCGCCGCCAAAGGCGAGGACGTTTTGTTTCGGGGCGCTGGATGTGTTGTTGTCGCTCATCTGCCGCCAACCTACACGCGGGCCGCTCGTCTGTCGACGTGATAATGCGCTTTTGCTTCGTTTGTTGTTACCGGCTCAAAAAGGCCGTGAAATTCGCCCTGTAAAGCGTCGCTCCCCGTTCGGGTCTGCCGAGCTGGGGCGGCCCGCAGGACGCCGCAGACGCGATCCTCGGCTCGTCACGGGTACGCAAAGAAGCCCGCGAGCGGTTAAGCTCGCGGGCTGGGATGGGAGGTGAACAGGTTGGCGAGGTTATAGGACAGCGCGCCACAAAAGAATAGCGGCGGCGATCAGTCCTGCGGTGAATGCGAGGGGGATCGCGAAGACGAGTGTCCACGCGAAGAGCTTGATGATGAGTTTCATTCGTTGAGGTCTTTCGGTAATGGGCCAGCGATCCAGCCCTCGGGCAATGTGACTTTGTTTTTTGATTTGATCCACTCGCCGTCTTTGTGGACGTAGACAGTACCGCGCACGTCCGGCCCGAGCCGGACGAGGTCAGCTTGTGTGTCAACGAAGACGACTCTAGTCGTCCCGCATCCGGTCAACGTCATCAGGATCAGGATCGCGATCGCGGCGATCAGGATCGAGGCGGTCGCGGACGGAACGGTTCCACCTGTCGCGGAGTTTTTTGGGCGTGTCAGCATCGGAGGCTTTCGGATCTTCGCGAATCAATTCTTTGATGATCTGCGCGATCGTTTCAAAGAGTGCCGCGAAGATTGCTTTCACTCTTCGACCTCGGCGGATTTTGTTTTGATCCACGAGCGCCCGACGGTGTAGCCGAGCGACGAGAGTCCCATCGCAATGATTGCACAAGCGCGATCGAGGGTCGAAGTTCCTTCGGCGATGTCGATCCAGCCGCCGAGAATGGCGAGGGTGATGATCGACGTGACGGCGGCGAGCGCGAACTCGCTTGTCATCAGGCCGCGCCGTTTGTGCGCGGGTTCCGGTTTTGTTTTTTTAGGTAGTGGCATATTATTTTGGTTCTCTTTGTATTGTCTCGGAGTCATCGGCGATGTCCTCTTTCATTTCGTTATAAATCAAGTCGACCTTGTCGATCGCCTCGTGGTGATAGGCCAGCATTCCGACGACGAGATAGAGCAGGGCCGACAAGGCGACGCCCGCGATGAAGCCGATCGCGGCGGCGGCGGCGATTGTCAAAGCTCTCCCCCCCTCGCGAGAAGGCGATCGAGTTTTTCTTCGATCCGGTGAAGTCTCCCGCGAACGTCGTGGGCTTCTTGCTTCTGCCGGGCGAGTTCGATCTCGACGTCGGCGATCCGCTCGCTCGTCCGGTCGAGCGTTGCCTGAATGCGTTTGAAAAAGTAGCCGCCAATGGCGACAGCGAAGGCAAGCCCCGCCTGAAAAATTGTTTGCAGTTCCATCTCTTACCCTCGGGCAGCTTGTCCCGCCTTCCGGCCCATAAGATAAATCGAATCGCCCAGCTCGTCGGTGGATAACTCGCGCCCGAGGAACGTCTCGATCGTTGGCCGAAGCGTGGCCGTCACGTTTTCACCTTCCTTGAGTAGCGGTCAGGGTTTTTCGTTGCGTAATCATCACCCACGCTTCGGAGCGGCCAAACATTCCCAGATCCCCCGAGAAGGTTGAACGGTGGCAACCGGAGGTTGTAGCGTGGCCGCGCCTTTTTCTGCGGATTGGCATCTTCCCCCCTCGCCGTGTTCTCCGCCTCTGTCACTCCTTCGATGTGCGGCCAAACAAAAAGCCAAGATGCTTCGGATTCCTTGAATCGTTCCAATGCGGCACAAATCATTTCGTTCGGGAGATGGATGAAAACATTCACCGCGATGATCCCCTCGGCTGGCGCGATAATGTTTTTAGCTATATCAAAACCGTCGGACAACGTGATCGCCGAATGGTTGCTTCGCAGACCTTCCCACGACTCCCACTCGTGGAGGTCATAGCCGTGATAGTCGTCGACTTCAGAAAACAGAAACCGCGACCAATTACAATCCCCACAGCCAACATCTGCGAGGCTCTGAATGTTTCGCTCTCTTAAAAATTCACGGATCCGGCGAAGATGATCGTCGGCATAGTGGCCCGCCGATCCTGCCCCGCACTGTGTCCCCTCGCCTCCGTGCCAGCCCCCCGCAAAAACTTCTTGCAGTTCTTCGAGTTTCATAATTTCAATTTGTTTTGGTACGCCACGAAGTCGGGGTCGCTCGTGATCTCGCGCCGAGTCGTTTCGCGAATCTCGCCCGAAACGACGTGATTCGCCCAGCCTTTGTTTGCGCTCGAATTGCGTCGCTCGAACGGCAACGCGGTCGGGTCGTAGGCTTGCCCGAAATGTCGATCGATGAAGGCCGCGAAGTTCGCCTCGCAGTATTCTTCCACGTGATGGAGGTCGTCCGTCCAGACCGGCAACGCCCAAAGCTGGCGAGCTGGGCCGAGGCAATGCTGCGCCCAATCGTCGAGGGTCGCGTTCGTGATGTCGAAGTGACCGGCGAACGGGTTGCCCTTTCCTTCGTCGACGAGTCGCTTCGCCCAGAAGTAGAGCGAGCAGATGATGTCGCCGGGATGCCGCAGGAAAGTCATCGTGTAAAATCCGGCATTTCGGAAGGCGGCGATGTCCTGCTGCTTCAGATTGATGTGATGCTGGTGGACGTAAAGAAGATCGAGATCCAGCCGCCGAATTTGAGACAACTCGAGCGGAGACCAGTCGCGTTCAAGGCCGAGTTCCCACGAGTCGCGGATGACGTAGCCGCGCCGCCGGAGCATCGCCTTCAGGTATTCGTTGACCCAGACGCCCGCCGCTTTTCCAAAATGGCAGAAGATTATTTTTCGAGGCATTTGATGAACTCCAAAAGGTCGCGGCGCCCGATGCGTTCGAGATGACCGAAGACGCGGGCGCGGTGTTCGATGTACTTTGAACGGAGACCCGAGTTCGCCTTCGCGTCGAGGGCGTCGGTCAAATGAACGTGCCAACTTTTCAGGCCGTCGGTCTCGAAGACCGGCTCGCGCCAGAATCCGACGTTGTGCGATCGGGGAAAAGTTGAGACGTCGAACTTCTCGACGAACAGATTCATCCCCTCCTGCTCAAAAAAGTCTGACCGGCCCAGATATACTTCGCGCCAGAAGTCAGGCGCGGCGGCGTTGCTCGTCCAGCAGTAGCCCGCGTTGAAGATCCCGAACTTCCGGACGGCCTCGAGACCGCCCCCGCCGTGATGGTGAGGCGAGAGGACTAGCTCGGAGGCGAAGCCCTCGTTCAGATTCGCGACGGGCAGAATGTCGGCGTCCAGGAACAGGCTGTCGCCCGCTTCATCGATCGCCCATCGCCAAGCGTCCATTTTTGCGAAGATGCAATCGACACGATGGAAGTCGTTTTTCACGGCGACCTTCGCGCGGATCTTCTTCTCGGCTTTGGCGAGCTTGGCCGGTTCAGCATCGAGACGAAACTGCACGTCGCGGAAGTCGTGCCGCTCGAGACTCGCCTTCGTCGCCTTGTCACACGTTAAGAAGACCGGCTCGGAGTGGAACGTCCGCAGGGCGGCGATCAGGATGGCGGCCTCGTCCGCGACTTCTTCGGTCGCGACGATCGCGAACGAGCTGATCGTTCTGAAGGTCTCCGGCGTTTGGATCGCGAGGGCCACGGTCATCGCGTTTTGGGTAGAGAATATCCGAGCAAGCTGCACGGCGCGCCCGAGGGCAGCCTGTTCATTTGGCTCGTGCGTGAAGTCGACGAAGACGTGATCGATGCCGGACGTCTCCGCCCATCTCTTGACACGTTCGCGGGTGCTGTCGGTGCTGCCGTTGTCGGCGAAAAGGATCGAGGCGCGAACGCCCGCGAGTTGCCCGCGTAGCCGGTCGAGATCGCCAAGAATCCGCGCCTCGACGTTGAAGGTAGTCAGGGCGATGACGATGCCGAACCGACCGACCGCCGCGCTGCCGATCAGTCGCTCGAAGTCGCTCGGGTTCTCGATGGCGAAGGTCGCTTTCCCTGACTCGCGAAGCCCGACGTGGTCACCGTTTACCTCTAATCTAGGGGCGGGCATTTTCCAAATCGTCCACTTTCTTGGCAAGGGTTTCCACGAGTTTAGACAATTCTTTCACTTCTGCGTTCAGTTCAACAACGGCTTCGATCAGGAACGGCACGATCTTATTGTAGTCCATTTGCTTCATTCCTCGGCGTCCGTCCAATGGCTTCCCATCATTGTCCGTCCGTTCCCTTACAATCTCGGGCAGAATCTTTTCGACGTCCTGCGCGATGAGTCCGAACGATTTCCCTGCCCGTGGTTTTGCGTTTTTCTTCCACTCGAATTGTACAGGCTTTAGTTGGGCGAGGATTCCCATACAGCCGGTTAAGGGTTTGATGTTCTTCTTCAGTCGGAGATCGGAAGGGTCGTTGTTGGTAAAATCAATGGAAGGGGTGGAGTCGTCTAACCAAACGCCAATCGAGTCATCGGACGAAAAGAACTCGATGTAATCTTCGTTATAAATATCTACATAATTGAGATTTCCGTCCTGCGCCGTCCACAATTCCATCCCGTAGTAAGCCAGCGAGAAATCGACTTTCCCGGAGGTGTCGCAATCGATCGTGATCGTTTCATCCCAAGAAACGAAATCGACTGTGTCTGAATCGGTAACTGTGAAAAAATTCGTTTCATCAGAAATATCGAACGACGTCATCCCGCCGCCGCCCCCGCCGCTCGGCGTGGCCCAAGTATTATCGCCACGCAAAAAAGTTGTCGCGCTGGCCGTGCCGGTTGCAGATAAATCTCCGGTGATTGTGCCTGTCGTCGTGATCGTGCCGCCCGTGATATTGATGAAAGTCCCGTTCGAGGTTGCGACGCTCGTCACAGTTCCCGAGCCGCCCCCGCCGCCGCCATTGTTCACCCAAGAAAGAACTTCAGAGCCGTTCGTCGAAAGGACTTGCCCGGTTGAGCCGTCCGCGTTCGGAAGTTCCCACACGATTTTCGTCGGGGCCGATCCGGCTTTGAATCCGACGTAGTCGTTCCGGTTCGAGCCACCGAATCGAAGTTCGCCGTGCGAACCTGTTGAGCCGACAATGAAGACCGGCTCGCCGGTGCGCGCGTCGAGGTAGAGCGGCGCGCCGCGCGAAAATATATCGTGCCGGTTCACGTCGAGATTCCCGCCGAGCTGGGGCGATTGGTCGTGGATCAGGTCGGTTTGAATCCAGAGGTCGAGGTTGTTCCCCCACGGATTGAAGGCCCACTCGAACTTATTCCGCCCCGGCGATCCGGTTCGCATCACGCCCGTGAAGTTCAGAAGAAAATTCTCGATGAACATCTTCACCTTTAGGGCTTCCGCCGCGTCGAGCAGTGTCGGGGCTTCGCCCTTTTTGAAGGGGGGAAGAGTCGGCCACGACGACGCCTGAATGACGAGCTGCGCGTTCTTATTTATCGACGCGCCCGATGAGTTAACTCCCGCCATTATTTCGCCGCCGTTTCAAATTGTTTTTGTATCCAGATGTTCCCCGCGTATCTCTCGAGAGTGCAGTCGCTGACGTCGATCAGAGTCGCCGCCGAGACCCAGCCGATATATGTTGCATAGGTCGGCGTCGTGGTCGTTGCATCGACATAGTCAAGAATGCAACCGTCGGCGTCTTTCGATGCGAACTTCTGGGCAATGACCGCGATGTTCGCGTAGGGGTCGTCGTTTCCGTAGTAACGATTCGTGACTTTCCAGACGACATTTTCGACGAGCGGGCAACGAAAATTTGCTTCATAAACGTCATTGTAATAGCCCGGAAAGTTCGTCGATCTCATTTCGTAATCGACCCAAGTGTCGGGGATGGTTGCGAAGCGTCGCGTCCATCGAATCAGACTGCCGCCGAGTTGTTGCGGAACGGATTCTTCGACCAGCCAGATCGCCGCGAAGACCGTTGTTCCGTCCGCGTGGTCGGCGGGCGAACTCGTTTGAGTTCCCTCACCCTGCCCGCGCGCGATGCCCGTGAGCGTCGTGGCGGTCTTGCCGGTGTATGTGATCCACTCGCTTTCGATCTGAATCTTCCCCGCGTCAGGGAAGCCCGTCGTGCTGGCGACGGACAGATCGCCCGTGCCGGTTCCGGTCGCGCCGTCGCACGTTGTCGTTTGCATCGAAGTATCCAGCGCGAGCGGGGCGAAGTCGGCCTCGTTTTGAACGTAGTCTTTTTCGTAGACGACGGCAGACTGCTCCTGATAAATCGGATAGATAACGCGGGGCGCTGCGGTGATCTCGCTGGCGGTCTGCCAGTTCGCCGAAGGGGCGTCGTAAGTGATTGCCATCGGTTGCCTTTATTGATTAACGAACTTGCCCTTCAGGCTTTTGTCGATGCTTTTCAGAGAGGTATCCATCGAGATCAGAAGGCCGGTGAACTTCAGACCCTTCGCGATCAGATCGATCGAGAATTTCCCCTTTTCCAAAACGTCGCCCAGCTTCGCGAGGTCTTTCAGCTCCGGCCCGACCGACTTCAGTGCCTTTGCGTAGACTTCGGCGAATTGGCTCATCCGTGAGACGTAGAGGATGCCGTAGCGGAGCTGCGCGAGGTGGACGCCCATCACCTTCATCGTGCCGGTTGTGATCATATTGTACATCGCCGCGTTTTTCATCCGGATCGTCCCCTGCTGAATCTGAACGGCGAGACGGGCGACGAGTTTGTCTTCGGCGTGAGCGGCCTCGACGATCGCCTTCGCGTAGGCTTCGGTCGGTGGCGTGGCCGCCTCGATGGCTGGGCCGATCTTCTTCACCGCTTCGGCTGATAACTTGGCCGCGTTCACGACCGGCTTCATCGCGTCCGCCTGTTTATTGGACGCCGCGACGTTCGCGTTCGCCGCGGCGAGCTGGTTCTCGACTTGCGACTTCGCTCCGGCGGCTTGCTCGGCCTGAAGTTGTTTTTCTTTTTCGATTACGCCGTTGTAGGCTTCCTGTCCCTTCTCGCCCGTCCCGATCCAAAGCCGACGGATTTCCTCGTTCGATTTGCCGACAAGTTCGGACTGCTTCACGCCCAGAGCTTCGAGGGCTTTCTTCATATGATCGATCTGCTTTGCGTTCGCCTCCTGATATTCGGCCATCACGGCCTTTCCTTTCTCGCCGGTCTTCTCGAAAATTTCTTGCAGCTCTTCCCCGTTTAACTTCATAACGTGCCCCGCGTTCGCGCCCATCTTGATCAGCGTCGCTTGCATCGCTTTCGTCTGATCTTCCGCCAATCCCTTCGCGCTTTTGAGCAGTTTCGCGCCGAATGATTTCAAATCTGAAAGCGACCCCTTCATCGCCTTGCTAGATTCTTCCGTCGACTTCTTAAATGCTTCTTCGGTTGCCCCTGCGGCGTCGTCCATCGACTTCGAAACGCCTTGCCCCATCTCTTCAGCTTCGCCCGTGACCTTGTTCTTCAACTTCGTCCACCATCCGCCGAGCTTGCCAGTCATCGAAGACCACGCGCCTTTGATCTTGTCGACGCCGCCCTTCACTGCGCCGACGAGTTTGCCGATCGACTTCGAGACGTTCGGAAAGAGGTCTTTGAACTTGTCGATCATCATCGTGACGCCCTTCTTCACGAAGCCGACGATCGCGGAAATTACTTTGACAACGCCCGGAAACAGGTCTTTGAATTTTTGCAATATATCCGAAAGAGTTTTTTTGATGAAGTCGCGCGCCGTGGTGAATCCCTTTTTCACAGTTTTGACTGACCACTTCACGACGTCGATGAACATCCGCCCGACGCCTGAAATCACTTTGATCAGCCACTTGAAAAGCATCGACAAAAGGCTGACACGTTTCACCGTCGTTTTGAGTGTCTTATTCACCGGCTTCGTCGCGTCTTCCATTCCCCTCATTCCGCCCATCATCTTCAGGATCAGATTCAGCAAAGGCTCGGCGATAATAAGCAGCTTCGTGAGGATATTCAGCATTACGACCATTCCGCCCGCTTGCGATTGTTGCGTTTTCGCAGCTAGACGGATGATGATTTTCAGCAAAGGCATCGCCGCTGTGAACGCCGCCTTTAACGCTTTCACCAGTGCCTTGAAAGTCGGCTTGAACTCTTCCGCCATCTGCGCGACTTCTTCACCGATCTCTTTCCAAGGCAGATCGCCGATCGCGTCGGCGATTTGTTGGATCGCGGGCGTGATCGCTTCGACCATTGGCGCAATCGCGCCGCCGATCTTGATCATCGCCGCCGCGATGCTGGCCTTGATTTTGTCGAAGCTCCGCGTGATCCCCCCGTCCATTGTATCGAAGGCCGCTTCTGACGCCCCCGCGCTGTTCGCCATCTCGTCAAGATTAGCTGCAAAAGTCGCCGCCCCTTCGCCCGTTAATTGCAAGGCGGCTTGCCCCGCCTCGATCCCGCCGAAAAGATCCATTATCGAGCCGCCGGTCTTGTCGGCGTGGGCCGACATCAGATCGAGCGCCTCCTTCATACTTCCGCCGCCTTTGATGAAATCCGGAAAAGACTTGCCCGAAATCATCTCGAAATTCTTTGCCGCGACTTGCCCCTTCTTGCCCAGTTCGGCCATCATATTCTTCAGGCCCGTGACCGACTTCGCGGTGTTGCCCGTGATGCCCGTCGAAGTCGCGAGGGCCGCAGACAGTTCCTCGAATGTAACGCCGAGAGCTTTAGCGAGCGGCGTCGCGTCGCCCAGCGAATTAGACATTTCCTCAAAAGTCGTTTTGCCTAATTTGACGGCTGTGAACATTATGTCGGACGCTCTCGCCGCCGACATATTCTCTTTGCCGTAGGCATTGATGACGCCCGTCAACCCATCGACCGCCGTCTCGAGCGAGGTCACGCCGCCGATGGATGCCTTCGATGCGACCTCGAGGAACGTCATCACGTTCTCTTTCGGGACGCCCGCGCTGATCGCCTGATAGAGTGCAGGAACGACTTCTTCGGGCAGCTTGCCCATCTCTTTCGCGAGACTCAAAACGTCATCTTCCATCTTCCCCATCGCCTCTTCGCTGATCCCCGGCATCAGAGTGAAGACTTCTTTCATCCCCTTCTCGAAACTCGCGAACGCCATCAGCGAATCTTTGCCGAACTTAATGACGGCGGCTGCGGCCACGGCAGCCCCAGCGACGACCGCTGCGCCCAGCATCGGGCCGACTGATTTGAAAAGGCCGCCGATCTTTCCCATCGACGTTTTGCTCTGCCCCTGAACTTTCGAAAGCCCTTTTTTGAATTTGTCGGACTTCAGCCCGAGGTAGGCGGTGATCGAGAACTTCGACATCAGGCGACCTCCGGCTCGGGTTCAGGGTTGGCGTCGGCCTTGGCCTGACGGATCTCGTCGATCTTGTGAAGGTATTCGTGGCGGACTTTGTCGGCGTGTTTCGCGATCGGGATCTCTTTGCTACCCTTGCGCGCCATCATAGCGTGGGCGTAGGCAAAGGCGCGGCGAAGCGGCAGCGCGAGAATGCGGTCTTCGGCCCAGCCGTATTCGCTGGCGAGCGCGTCGATCAGGGTGATGATCCAATTCGCCGGAGGCGGCGAGTCGCTGCCCGTGCTGGCCTCGAACTCGGCCTTCAGATGATCGCCCAGCTCTTCACCGACCCTGTTCAGATCGACGCGCCAGAACTTGCGGAAGTATTTTTTCGCCTTCTTCGGCTCGCCCGCCACGAAGTCGGGCGAGCAAATCCAGAAAAAGTTGAGGACGTCGTTCCGAGTGAGGTCGCCGCCACGCAACACAGGATGCTCGACCGCCTCCAAAAGAAGAAGGCGTTCGATCGTGATCGACTCGACCCAGATGCCGCCGACGAGTTCCGGATAGGGCAGAAGAACCTCGTCGGCTTCGCGTCTGTCCTGATCCTTCGCGGCGGCGATTCTGGGCTGATAGACCTCCCAAAGCTCCGCGACTGTCATCGTCGCGGCCTAGTTCAGTTTCTTATAGAACGAGATCGAGCACTTCGCGTAGTCGCCCTGCGATTGTGCGTCGCCGACTTCGGTGATGATGTAGGTCGCATTGTTCCGACCGTCCGTCGTTGCCGTGATCATCTCCTGCCCGATCGACGGGTTTGGGGCGGTCGTGGCCGAGTCAGTGGAATATTGCAGGGTGGCCGATCCCTCGACTCGCTGCGGGACGATCGTCGAGCCAAGGGGCTCGCCGTTGCTGTCGTCGATGTCGACGCGGTTGCCCCCGTAAGTGAAAGATGCACCTTCGAGGATGTAGGCGATCGAGTTGATCGTCACGGGTGAATCTTGGATTCCAAATGATTGGGTTCCGTCGCTAGTGATTGCCATCAGTTTTCCTTTTTGCTAGTGGTTAAAAAGTCGGCGTGGTTGTTGCACATTGCCGACGGCTGCTTACCCTTTGCGCGTTTGTCCCGAACGGAACGGGATCAGGCGGGCCACGAGTCGTCGCGAATGCCGAACACGATCGCGAAGCTCATCGTCGAGATGTTGAAGTCGCCGTCGGCTTCGTAGTCGGTCGCGATCGGGCGGCAGTATTTGAGATCGTAGTAGGGGTTGTTTGTCGTCGTCCAGTTCGAGCCGGAGAGAGACAACGCCTCGCGGACTTGTCGCCTGTAGACGGAATGATCTGCCGCCTGTCCGGTCGCGTTGTCGGTGATCACAGTCGCGAAAAAATTCGCATTGAAAGCCCGGTAGTCGATCGTCGTCGGCGATGCCCCGCCCCCCCTTTGCGGTGCTGGGTCTAGGGCGTCGTGCATCTCGAAGCGAATCTCGATTCGTGGCGTCGTCAGGTCGGTCTCGACGACCGTGCGGACGACCGAGATGCCGGTCGCGGTGTTCAGGAACGTGACGGCGGGCGTCTCGAAGTGAACCTCGAAGTCGTAAATCGTTTCGATGTTGGGCGCTGCCATCGTTTTACCTTTGCCGCCTCGCGATCAGGTCGAGCTTCATCAGCAGACCCGAGGCGTCGGTCGTCGTGTTGGCGACCTTCAGATCGCGCGTCCCGTCGTTCAAGACCCAGCCCTTCGATGGAAGGGTCGACAGTCCGTTCGTGTTCAAGTGGTAGGAGCTGTCGAGCTGAACTTCGCGCCCGTTCTCTTCGAGCAGGAAGTCTTGCGTGATGGTTGCGCTCGAGGTCGTGAACTGAACGCCCACGCTGGACGTGGGCAGGACGGTCGTCAGCGTCACGGTGAAATCGAGAAGCGCGTGATCGATGTCCGCCGTGAGACTTGCTGTCGTTATGCTTGCCATTTTAAGAAAAAGGGCGAGGCCGCCAAAGCCCCGCCCCTTTCAGTTCCCCTTCAGAGGGCCAAGACTTAAGCCCCTGTGATTTTCTCGCCAGCGAAGTCATTGATAATCAGCTCGTCGGTCGTCATCCGAACACGGACGACGCTCGCGGGCGGCATCTCGGTGCGGAAGGTTTCCGTCACGAACTGCCAAGACTGTCTGGCGTTGTAGTAAAGCGTGCGACCGATGCCACCATTCGAGAGGGGGCCGTCGGCGACTTGCGCGACGTAGTAGGTCGAATCGCTGAACACTTTGGAACGCGATCCGGTTTGGCCTTTCACGGCGGCATTGTAGCGGGTGTTGCAGACGATCACGCTGTCGACTCCGAGGATTCGAGCGACCTGATCTTCAGAGTAAAACATCGACCCCGATCCATTGATCAGATTCCGCATATCGTCAGTCTGAAGCATCTCGGCGTAGAGACTCGCCTCGACGATCAATCTGATCCCCCTGAAAATGCCGTTCGCGTTCAGCCGCAGGACGGCGTTCGTGATGTCGGCGATCGGCGTGGCCGACGCGACGACGGACATCGCGGCGGTCGCGGCGGTGCTGTTAAAGCCCGCGCCCGAAATGGCGTTTGCGGTTCGGATCTCGTGGCCGATCATCAGATCGTCGGCGAGCTGATTCGCGGCGACGGTCGCAATGTCGAGCTGCGCGTCGGTTTCAGCGGCGGCGAGGTCGAGGTCGTCCATTGAGTTTTCGACTCCGTACTCGATGCAAGTGTAGGTCGCCGACTCGTATTCGCTCGACGTGCGGGCGAAGTTCGACCCAGCGGCGCGCGGCTTGCTGATGTCGTTGTCGAACTCGGCGGCTTTGATCTTCGCGTAGGTCGCCGACTTCGCGCCGACGGTTTGGAATGGAAGAATCCGCGCGCCAACAAATTGCTGGCGATCGACTTCGTTTACTGCTTCAGCGATTACCGGCTGGAAGCTCGCGGCGGATGATTGGAAAAAGCTCATTTTTTAATTCCTTTGGGTTATGCTAAAAAGGTTTGGTGGGGGTAGACTTCGATCACGTCGCCGTCGGCGGACGAGGCAGCCATCGCGAGGCCGACCTTCGTGTTCGTGTTATCGGTTCCGATCTTGCCGCTGCCGTCGAGGTAGACCGTGTCGGCGATTGCGATCGTATTGCCGCCGCAAAGGACTTGCGCGGTTCCTCCGGCGTTAAAGAGTTGCACGTTCCCGTAACCGCTCGCGGCGATGTCTTCGGTCGTGACTCCGATGGCTTGCTCGGTGGCGTTGTCGCCGCTGACGGCGATCGTCCCGCTCGAGTCATAAGACACGACCGAGTAGGCTGCGATTGCGACGGCGGTCGCTTGGAACGTCCGCCCGCTTGATTGGAATGTAGTTGCTCCCATTTTTTTTGCTTTGGTTTAGTTGAGTTGAAAAAGTTCGGGTGATTTTTTGGCGACTTGCAGGACTGCCGTCATCCGCGAGTGGCTCGGGTTGGCTTGGAGGTAGTCGGTGATCGCGTCGGCTTTCGCGTCGACCGGCTTCGCGTCGGCCAGAACGGCGAAGTCGTCGTCGATCTCGTCGTGACCGCTGAAGATTTTTTTCAGGGTCTCGATCTGCTGCTGAAGTTCTTCGATCTGCTGCTGCTGCTCGCCGATCAGAACGTCGCGCTCGGCGACCCGAAGCTCGACCTCGCTAGTCGGCTCGTCGGCGTCGTCGGTATCGTCCTCGTCCTCGATCGCGTCGAGGTCTTCGGTCTCCGGTTCAGCTTCTTTTTCGGCGACCGGATCGGGCGCTGTCTCGGTCGCGGCCTCGAGCTTCTTCTTCTTCGCGGCCTTCTTTGTTTTGGCGGGGGCGGCTTCCGGCTCGGGTGATCCCCCAGCCTCTTCCGCCTTGCGACGCTCGAGTTCTGCGCTGGCCGACTCGGCGAGAGTCGTCAGCGTTTCGGTTTGGTCGTTTGTGTTTTCGTCCATATCCTTACCCTGAAAAGGTTTGTCCCGTTCGCCCTCGCTGAAGAGCGAAGAAGTCGCCGCCGGAGTGTCGACGAAATCGGCGGACTCGATGAGGGTCGGTGTAATTGTCGGAAAGCCGAAGAGCGCATCTTCGGGCCGTTCGCCGTAGCCGGTAAACTCTTCGACGCCGTCTTCGGTTTCCCAAAACATCGACCCCTCGAAAACGATCGAGATCCCAAAAGTCTGCGGCAGTCGTTCGGCCAAATCGAACAGGCGGGCGAACTGCTCCGGCTCGTCTTCGCGGTAGCTCGGTAGAATCTCGAAGCGCGCCGCGCGAATCCGATCGCCGTCCCGATAAAAGTCCGAGAAGACTCCGATCTCGTTCAGGAGTCGGTCGCCATAGGCTCCAGCGTGTGTGATGTAGGCCGGAAGTGAAACGTCCCGCAGGAGTTCGTTCGCGGCCTCGACCGAACGCTCGCTGATCATCATCCGATGGCCTCGAGCTTCGCCCGCCTCGATGATGACGACGTCGCGAAGGACGCCGGAAGCCCGGTCGACCTTGCCGATCGTGGCTTGAAACGTGAACCGACGCGGGTCGGCGTGGAGAGGTTTTGCAGGGCTGTCGAGGGCGGCGGCCATTAGCTTTTCGCGGGTGGCTTTGCGGGTGGCTTTGCGGGTGGCTTCGGGGCGGGTTTCGGGGCGTCGCCCTTCACTCGCTCGACGTAGCGGCGTTCCTCGCTCGTTAAATCTTCCCAGACTTTCCGGTTCGGCTTCTCGAGGTAGTCGATCACTTTTTGTCTCATTACTTCGGGGGCGCTTGTCCCGCGAGATCGTCGTCTCGGTTCAAAAGGTCGCTGAAGTTCGCGGACGCGCTGACGGTGTACGGGTTGAAGAGTTCCTTCCAATCGTCGAGACCGTACTCGTCGGCGAGGGATTGAGCTTGGCGGATGTTTTGGGCCTTGCGACGCATCGCGCTTTCGGCGGTGTAGCCGAACTGACTCGCTACGTCGTCGAGCGATAACGCGCCGAGCTGGACGTAGCGAACGTCGGCGGTCACTTGCGCGGCTTTGTTCACCCAGCGAAACGCGGGCGTCTGCCAGCGGGCCGCGTAGGGATCGAGAACGGTCGACGGAATCGAGATGTCTCCGTCCGCGATCCAGCGCGCAACCTTCCAGCGGTAAATTTTATCGAGAAAATAAACGAGCTGCCGCTGATTCTCTTCGAGCGCGCCCTGATACTGAAGAAGAAGACCCTGCGACGCCGAAAATGAAGACTGCCCGATCGTCGACATTATCATCTCGACGGGGATGCCGATCGCGGCCCCGACCTTTCGCAAGTGATACATCACGAACTCGATGCCATCGACATTCGGGCGACCGTTCGAGCTGATTGTCGACACGTCTTCGCCCGGTTCTAGGTAGTGAAAATTTCCCGGCTCGAATTGCTGAAGGCGTCCAACTTCGTCCTGATCACTCTCCGGCAGCCGGTCGATCAGCTCGAATTGTGCCGCGTCGTTTTTCTTCACGACGGCGGAAAGGCTGGCCGCGACTTTCGCCGCCATCATCTCCGTCTCTTCGTATTCGCTCACGTCCTGCAATGAATCGACGCAGCTCGCCAGCTCGGGGATTCCCCGAAACTGTTGCGGGCGCATCCGTTTGAAATAGAGCAGGAAGTCGCGCGCGGGGATTCGCTTGATATTTTGCAGCGTCCCGTTCAATCGCTGGCCGACCATATAGCCGCGAGGCTTGCCGGATCGCCCGACGATGACGCCGTTCTTTACCGGATCGTCGGAGAGAGATCCGCCGCCGGTCGGGTTGCCGATCCGGTCGCCCTCGATGAGCTGAATCTTCCCGCTTCGAGTCAGCAGAACGCCGATGTCGCCGAAGAAGAGCGGCGCGTCGACGAGTTCCTGCTGGACAAGCGTCATATTCATTGTCCCCGTGACCTCCGGAGAGCTGGCAAAGTAATCCCATCGGGCGATGAGCAGATCGTTCAGGGCGTCGTCGGTCGTCGCGGGTTGCGGTCGGATCCCCGTCCCGACGACGTCCGTCCTGCGGAGGCGGCTGATCGCTTTCACGACGGGATCGTTCCGTTTGAAATCCATCAGCGTCGAGATCAGCCGATCGCGTTCGTAGTTTGGAAGCTCCTGCTCTTCGGAGAGCAAAGGCTGAAGGCCGCGAGTCTTTCGGAAGCGGGTGTTCTTTACGGCGTCATATCCGAAGAGGATTTTCCCCGCCGTCTTCACGCGCGACCAGATGTTCGGCTTCGTCGCTAGTTCCATTGCCGCAAGTCCATTCGGTTATAGCCGCGACAGTTTGTCGTCGTGTCTCGGAGCAGGAGAAGCCGCGTCAGGGTTTTGATTTCGGCCCAGATTTTCGCCCGGTCGAGGTAGGTGAACATCCGGTCGCCGAGCTGATACTGCGTCGTAGGGGTCGTCGACAGGGTGGTGTAAGCCGTGACCAGATTGTCGCGGAGGGTTGTTATTTGTGCGACTGATAGATTCGCTGCCATCACAAAAGGGCAGCCTGTCCCGATCAGATCACGGGCCGACGACGTTCGCCCCGTATTGCTCGGCGATGTCGTCGAGGCTTTTGATGTAGCCCTTCCGGACGAGAACGCCGAACTCGCGCTTCATCCCGTTCACCTTTGTCTGGAAAACCTTTTTTCCACGGACGGACGGATTCAAAGCATTATGCGCGGAGCTGTAAAATTTCAGGGTGTACTCGGCCCCTCTTGCGACCTTTGAACTTCTCGAGGCGGCTTTGTAGGTCATCCCGCACGATTTCAGGGCGTCTTCGAGGTCGCCGCGATCTTTGAACTCGCGCGTCGTTGCCCCTTCGAGCTTCCCCGTCTTCGCGAGGTGATAGAACGCCGCCTTCCCCGACCCGACTCGCGCCATCGCCCTTTTGCGGATCTCAGCTAGACGGTTTTCAACTTGCGAGACCGCGCCGCTGCGACTGTAAAACTCGAATTTGTTGATCGTGAATTTTCGCCCGTTGACCTTGATCGCCCGCGCCACGTATTTGTACTGATTCGGCTGCTTTCCCGCGTTCTTTCCGCGACCCGTCGGACGGTTCCAAGTGTAGCGGCGGCGGATGTGAGACTTCCCGACCGACATCTTCTTCGAGAACTTCCCCTTCGGCTGGGCGACGCCGACGTCGTTCGCGGTTCGGGCGAGGACTTTCATCGCGAGGATGTTCACGATCTTCTCGACCTTCTCGGGTTGCGGGCCGAAGTCGGCGAGCATCTTTTTGACCATCTTCTGAAAAGGCCGATCGTCGATCGTCATCTGATTTGACGCTGCCATCATAAAGGGTCGGCCTGTCCTGAAGTGGCCGCGCCGGAAGGGCAAAAAGCAAACCCAACCGGCGCGACGTTTTGCCCGATCTCCGATTTCTCCACGCGAGCCGCAGAGCGGACTCGTCGGCAGGGTCGGGCGACCCTTCATTTCGCTGTCGCGCGAGCGAAAATTTTCCGCAATCCCCTGGAGTTGGGTCGCTACTTCTTCCAAAAATTCGAGCGCGGTCGCTCGGGTTTTTGCCGCTTTCGCGCTCGCGGCTTCGGGGCGCTTGTCTCGTCGCGGATTATCGCGCCGCCCAATCCGAAGACGTGCGACAAGGCGAGGACGTAGGTCTCGCAATCCCAAAAGTGATCCTGACGATGACCCTCGACCGCCCATTCGAGGACGGTCTTCCCCCGCTTGTTCACTCGCTCGACGAGGTTCGTCGAAAGCATCTGCCGGATGTACTCGACGCCGATCCCATCGTAGACGTGCCAGTTCATCGACTGCCCGCTTCGCTTCTTCAGCATCTCCTGCCCCCAAGTGTTTTTATTGATGTGAAGCAGATTGATCGTCGAGCGCGCGCGCTTCTGGTCGGGCGTGAACGGGTCGAGCTTGCTCATTCGATAGCTTGTCGGCATCTTCTCCCAGCCCTTCGCCCCGAACCAGAACGGGCGGGCGGCGTGGATTTGTTCGTAAATCTCCTGCGTCCGGTAGCCCGTGTCGATGATGCCGTAGCTGATCGAGTAGCTCGCGATCAGTTGCGTGAAGTCTTCGAAGCTCGGACAGGTTCCTTCGTCGATCAGGTAGCTCCGGCCATCACGATCGAAGCCGCGCACGATCCAAACGAAGTGATCGCGCTGAACGTCCGCCCCGATGATCCGGTAGTCGCCTTTCAGGTCGCCGCGCTGATAGTCGCCCTGAAGTTGCTTGAAGGCGTCGGGGTTGATCAGGCCGCCGGTCTCCGGTCGCCACGGTTCAGCGAGCCAACCATTCACGAACGCCCGGACTCCGTCAACGGTCGCCTGTGATTTCAGGAACTCGACGGCCATCCTTCCGAACGTGATCACGGGCGAATAGAACGAGTTGAGGTGATAGGATCGAACGCCCAGCTCGGCGGTCTTGCTGCCCGCAATCCAGCGGCCCGCCTTCATCGCTCGCAGCTTTTGCGTGTCGACGATTTTCCCCTCGCAACCTTCGCAGCGGTAATAGGCCGAACGGGCGACGAGGGCTAGATCGTGCGAGCCGTCTTCGTTCTTCGCGGCCTCGTCCCATTGCAGATTGAGATCCCCCGCGTCGTTCTTCCATCGGAAGATCATCATCTCGCCGCAGTGCGGGCAGGGAACATAAAAACGACGCCGATCACCCTCCTGAAATTCTTGCCAGATTCCCCCGGCTTCGCTGATCGGCGTCGACGACTGAAGGACTTTGAAGTCCTGCTTCCCTTTGATCCGGTCGAGGCATTCGCGGCGGGTCGCTTCGGGGATCACGTCGATCTCGTCGAGGACGAGGACGGCGATCGGATAGCTCCGGACGTTGGCCGATGAACCGGCCCCGACCAGATTCATCGTGCAGCGATCGAACTCCTGCTTCTGCAATGTGAAGCGATCCGTGTCGATGCCGCCTTCGTTGTTTCGCGGCAGATGCTTGTCGAGAACTTTTGACTCGCGACAGAACGGCATCCAGCGATCGCTCGAGAAGGTTTTGCAGAGCGCGGCGTTCGGGAAGACCCACAAGATCGGTTGCGGTTTCTGGTCGATGACGTAGCCGAGCATCACATAGAAACTCGTCGTCTTCGCCGTTTGTGATCCCCAGCAAAGCGAGACGCGCTTCACGTTCGGATTCCGGATCGTCTCGAGGACTTCGGCGACATAAGGGTGAAGGGCGAGCGAGTAGGGGCCGCTTTGCTCGGTCACGCGACCGGATAATTCGACGGATGACTGCGCCCAGTCGGAGACGGACAGCGGCGGACGATAGCGGAAGAAGCCGACGGCGTAGGCCGTCAGCGCGGCGGTCTGGGCGGCTCGGTCATTCATCGATGGGCGTGGCGTCTTCCATCATCTTGAAGATCCGATCGAGACCTTCCCGAACCGCTTCTTCAGCGTGAACAGGTTCGGCGGGGTTGGCCTGAAGGGCGACGGCCTTCGGTAGCGTGTCGAGCAGTTCGCGGAGCGGGCCGAGCGTCCGGCGGATCGCCGCCTTCGCTTCGCCCATCGGAACGAGGCCCAGCTCGGTCTGCTCGAGTTGCAACTCTTTCAGGCGTCGGTTCGCTTCTTCTTTTCCGGCTTGCGCGCGAAGAAGGCGATGCTTCAGGTCTTGAAGTTCTTCGGATAAATGGTGGCCGGTTTTGCTGTCGCGGGTCGTCAGAGATCGCCGCTCGAGGAACGCCTTCCACTCGTCAAGGTTCGTGCCGGACGGCCCCTGCTCGTTCTTCCGCAGATGGTAAACCGTCTTCGCCGTGATCCCGAGATGCTTCGCCAGTTCGACGACCGTCAGCTTCTTCGTCGGGTCGATCGCCGCCGACTCGAGCAAATCCCGTTCGGCCTTCGTCAGCGTCTTCCCCGCTGCCGCTTTCTTCACGATGTTCTCGACGTCCTTCCGCAGAACGAGCCGAGCCTCGTCCGGCTTCAGCCGAACATCTCCGGCGGCCTTCGCTTTTGGTTTTTTCTTTGCTTCACTCATTTGATTTGTTCCGGCTCCTTTCCGGTCGCCTCGTGCCAGCGTTCAATCGTGACGGCGACGTAGGCCGGATCGATCTCGATGCCTCGGCAATGGCGTCCCGTGTTCTCGGCGGCGATCAGGGTCGATCCTGATCCGATGAAAGGCTCGATCACGAGGTCGCCCGCTCGGGCGCTGGACTTCATCACGCGGCCCATCATCTCGACCGGCTTCGGGGTTGCGTGGCCTTGGCGTTCCTCGCCCGAGACGCGATCGAATTGCCAAACGTCGGTCATATTGTCGTGCGTGTTGTCGAAGTAGGCGCGGGTCGCGTAGAAGTCCCGTTTCAGGTCGTCGTGTTCCCGTTTCAGGTCGTCGTGTTCCCGTTTCAGGTCGTCGTGTTCCCGCTTGAAGGCGTCGCCCTTTGCCTCGGCTTGAAGTCTCGCGTATTGCTCTGGCCGGATGAATGACCATTGCGAAACCGAAAACCAATGGTCTGCCATTCTCGGATGAAAACCAAACCAAGCGGCAATCGTTTTCATATCCCAACCCATTGCCCGCCGCTCGCCGTCAAGGTACTTGCGGATCGGGTCAAACCCTTCCCAATAGTTATCGGCGTTGCTGTTAAATCCCTGCTCGCCAAGCATAAAGAAAAGGCAACGCTCGGAGAGGTTTGCAAATTGGCGCGGCAGAGATGAGCCGATTCCATTGCCAGCATTCAATCCCAATGCTGTTTTCTTTTCCCAAACAATCTCATTCCGCACCGTCAACCGCTCCGAATCTGCCAAGCCGCCAACATACCAAAGCCGCCAAAGGTCGGGAGCGTTGCCCCAGATGTACGCGCTGCCATTATCGGCCAGCGAGGGCCGACAAGCCCGCCACCAATCCATCTGAAACGCATCGAGCTTGTCGCGGTAGAGGTTGTCGTTCGCGATGCCTTCGTTCTCTTTCCCCATCCCGTAGGGCGGATCGGCGTGAAGCAGGACGGCCTTGCCGCCGTCCATCAGTCGCCCGACCGTCTCGGACGATGTCGAGTCGCCGCAGATCAGTCGATGATCGCCGAGCTGCCAGATTTGCCCGAGCTTCACGTTCCATTTTTTTCGCAACTCATCCGCCCGGTCGACTTGCGGCTCGGCGTCGACCGCCTCCGTCTCGTCGCCGAGGATGCCGATCAAATCCGTCTCGCCGAAGCCCGTCAGGTCGAGGTCGATTTTGCCATCGAGTTCGCGGATCAGCTTCGCCAATTCGTCCGCGTCGATCTCGGCCAGCTCGGCGATCCGGTTGTCGGCCAGTAAATGAGCCAGCTCCGCCTCGTCCGTCTCGAAGTCCTGCTCGTCGACCGGCACGGTCGCCAGCCCGAGCTTTTTCGCCGCCAAAAGCCGAGCGTGTCCGGCCACGATGAAGCCACTCCGCGAGCTGACGACGATCGGGTTCCGCCAGCCTTGCGCGTCGATGATTTTGGCGAGCAGTTCGATCTGCTCGCGGCTGTGTTGGTTCACGTTCCGAGGATGCTCGCGCAGATCCTCGGTCGGGGTTTGCTTCGTGTGGCTGCAATGGGTTGCTGTTTTCATCTTCACAAAGTCGTGACTGTTTGGCCGGATTCGAGGCTCGGCTTCGCCTGTTTGTTGCAGTATCGTCGACGGTTCGCGGGCTTTCGCGGCCTTCCCTCACCTTTCAAAAATCCTTTTGAACTCAAAAAGAGTCCAAGCCGCGGCGGCTTCGCCCTCTCGAGACCCCCTTCCGGAGTACCTTTTAGGGGGGGTTTCCCCATATTGAACCCCGAAAACGATCCTTTTTGCCCGTTCTCCCGCCTTTTCGCCCGATTCATTTCGGCCCTGAAAAACTCGAGATCTTCCCGCCCAGAAAAGTCGCCCAGAAAAGTCGCGAGAATTTCCCCCGAGAAGACGCCAGCCAAAGTCGTCGAGAATTTCCCCGCCGTCGCGCTGTCGATCATCGTCGCCCTCCCGCCTTCGGGATGCCCGAGGCCGCCGCCGCCTCGTCGTCGTCGTCGTTCTTTTCCTTTGGGCGATGCCGAACGAGAACGCCGTCGACTCCGAGTTCTTTCCTGATCGTTGAGACGAACCTCCCGAACGTCGTCTTCCCTTGCCCCAACTCTTCAGCGATCGATCGAATCGTTCTGCCCTGAATCAAATCGGGTCTTAAAATGTAAACCAAAGAGACGAACCTTCTGAACGCCTTCACGAGACTCGTCCCTTCCGGCGTGAAGATGAAGGCGAACAGATAGGCGATCGCGTGGGCCGCCTTCTCCGTCGACGCGCGATCGACGTCCGCCCTCCCATCTTCGACAGCGTCCCAATCAAAATCGACGTGGCTCGCCTCTCGATCGCGCTTCGTCATCGGGCGAGCCTCCGGCCAGCCTCGAGGATCAGCAGGGCGTCGGCAGTCTTCAGGGTGATCTTCTTCCCGATAGCGGGGAAGAGTTGCCGCGCCCTTTCCTTCAGTTTATTTTTGCGG